CTGATTCATAGTGATATTTGCTAATTGTTTGTGCGCAAATATATGTCATTTCATAGATACCATGTTATAAATCCAAGAAAGTGGCAGCATTTGTCCTCGATATGTAGCTTTTTTCCTTGTCAAGGTGTTATTGTTTGACAAAAACTCAAAGGGAAATATAGGTAATTTCATATTTGGGAGATTATTTTGCTTTCTCTATCTAAATGGCTGAATGAAAAATCCTATATTTGTATAAATGTAAAGAAATGCCCTAAAACTGTGGATTTTCGTGGTGGCATAGGCGTGACAGATTGTTAACTTACTGTTATCAAGTAAGTTTTGTTAGATAGTTAAATATTCCAAACAGAATTTTGTTGCGGTTTTATTAAGCAAATTTTGTACCTTTGCAAATAAAATAACGGTTATGGCACGAACAGAAAGTCAATTAGAAATATACAAGATTATTTTGGGACGCAAAACTATGCGACAAATCATCATTGAGAAAGAACATATTGAAGAAGCTATTGATGATAATAATTTGTTTAATCGTTTGTTTTCTAGAATGCTTCATGCAATTACACAAGATACCGCATGGCATACTGATAGGACAAAAATAGGACTATCTTTGCTATCCAACGAAGGAGAGGAGGTAAATCAAATATTAACAAGTCATTCTGCACAAAATCTCATAGAGGGTTACATTGATGGTGGACAGTACGATAAAATTAGGACGGCTGCTCAGATGAACCATGTCTCTGATAAAACTGTTTTAGGTCGGGATAAAATGATAGCAAGTCGTTTCTACCTATATTTGCATTTACCATTAGATTCAAATGTAGGTTTACTATTTCTTGAACGTAAAACTGGACAAAGCATAAAACCTGCAATTGAAATTCTTTTAAAAGAGTTACTACGCACTAATCATCAGATTAAACTCGAAAGATATGTTCCTCAGTCTTTAATAGACGAATATAAAGACTCTGGAATTATTGATAGTTTTACCTTTACAGATTTCATTACAACAGGAGTTATGGATGGTAATGGGATAAATGAAATTGTAAGAGGATATGATGTTTCCATCAAAATAACGCCAACAAGAGAGAATAAACCTTCCTATGATTTGATTAGAAATGTGTTAGGTTTGATAGGTCAAAGCAATTTTAATATTGGGAATACAACTAAAATGCTTTCTAATTTTGGCAAAAAGAAAGGAACACTTAAAAAAGATGATAAAGTATATTCTTTTATCATTGGCGATGACTTGAAGATAAAGCCTATGATGCCAATAAACGATGAAATACAAGATGAAGAAACTGGAATGTTAAAAAGAGCAGATATAAAATCTATGTGTGATGACCTTTTAGCGCAAATATGTGAAGAAGTGTACATTGTAGAATAAAGACTTTATGAATATATCAACTCTTTTATATTACATTCTCAAACTAATTACAGAAGGACACAAGTGGCAATATCAAAATGCAACATGTACAAATAAACCTCCTAAATTCTATTTTTCAGTTTTGCAGTGGATTGCCATCTTGCTTGCATTTATATTCACGTTAACAAATAACGCAGGACTGAGTAATGACATCATAGATACGTTGCTTAATTCATTAAGTATCATGACGGGGTTATTCCTTGCTCTCATTGTTGTAGTCTATGATAAATTTAAGGAATTAAGATTTGATGCAAGCTCTGATAGTGGAAAAATCAACAGATTGAAATCTTGGAATTATCTTCAACAATTTAACGCATTGGCTTCATATGCAATTTTTATTTCTCTAATAGTTATCTCAATACTTGTGGGAACTTTGTTATACGGGCAGCAAATAGATTTCTCAAATGTCTCTATTGCCACGTCAATAGAGGAAGTAAATGTTAGTCTTTCTATTAAAATGACGTTAGTATGTGTTGTTCGTTTCTGCGTTGTATATTTCCTACTTGATTTCTTCATTCTGACAATCTATGCTGTCACAAGTTTATTCCAACTGATAAATCTTGAAATGCTTTCCAAACAGCCAACATACAATATTAGAGGAAATAAGGTGATGGAAGATAAATTAGTTCTCAAGAAAGAATATCCAATACTTTCTATTATATCCAAAATTGCCATTGGGATTTCTGTTGTTGGGATAATTGCCTATGAATGGGAAAATATCGTATCAGCATTTCAAAGGCTTTTCTAATTAAGCATCATAATCCTTATTAAGCTACATTACCTTTTGTTGTATCACAAATTAGCTTATAATATGAATATGTTGCTTTATTGTTGCTTTTAGGCTGAGTGTATTGTTTGATGGAGTTCTAATAGGGGAATACAGCCTTGTTATAAATTCATATGAAACACACTTATTCCAACTGTTGCCACGCTCTGACCATTCATAACAAACGCGGCAATCATTGAGTTGCAAGCCTAATCCATCTGCCATTTTCTTCAATTCACGCCTGATTTCTTTTGGGGGCAGTATATAGTCTTTTCTCTTTCATACCATTTTCTTTCGATAAACTTTGATTTTTTACATGATATAGTTCATTAACAAAAAAGGCTCCGCTTTTTTGCGTAACCCTTGCCGATTGGCTTTTATGACAATGCATTCACAATGTCAATTACCAACTTTATCAGCTTGAGAAAGCGATAAATTCTCTTCATCGTTTTGTCTCCTACTTACCACACTTGAGCACAAAATTTTAGAGTCAAACTTACAGGATGCTTTGTGTGGAGCTTTACGTCTGAGGTATCACCGTGCAAAATTACTGGATAGCATCCTTATCTTTCTCCCTGCAAATGTACGAAAAAAATCAGCTAAATGCAAAATGATTGTTCTATATATAACGCCATATCACACCCCACCGTTACCCTTACCACTCATAAACCACACCCCGAAAAACGTGGCATACCCTAAATTTCGCCACGTAACCACCTCAGAGGCAGGAAAGGCTTGCCGTGACAAATTTAGGGCATTGTCGTATATAGTCACCTTATATTTTTTTATGTTGAAAGTCGTGCTTTCATTGATAAACCAGAAATTGGTAATTATTGTGTAGTTTTTAACAACAAGAATAATAGATTTGTAATTAAATGGGGGCTTGTGGATATAATCACACAAAAGATGGACCATTAATGCTTCTTAGGCAGATTCAAGTATATACAAGTCATTTTTTTTGATAGATATAAAGAACGATGGTTAAAAGATTTATCACTTAATGCGAACGATGTTATTTGTAGATATTTGTCAAGAAACAAAGAGGCAATGCCTATTGAAATGAATAATGAGATTAATAGACATTTGGATCAATACGGAGCTGGTGCAAAATATGGTTTTCGAGTTAGAGATGGCTTCTGCTTTGCATTGCTAGACTTACAGGTTATGCAAAGTAAAGATGGGAATTGTGAAAAAGATAAGCCACAAGCGATGTATGTAGTTTATAAAACATTTATGAATGAGGTAGATATGGCTGATACACAATTATCTGCGATAGACAAATCTCATTATGATGCATGGTTAAGATATATACAAACTCTTAAAAAGGAGTCAACAGATGGAAAAATAACTCTTACACTTGATGCATAATTAATAAGAACAAACTATCTGCATTATTAAGGTATTGGTGTGCAGATAGTTCGTTCTGTAAATTCTTTACTTCAATGAAATCTTATTCGCCGTCTCTCTCTTCTTGGAATTGACCAAATCTGCATAGATTTGTGTCGTGGTGACATTCTTATGAGTTAGCATCTTCGATACTGTGTAAATGTCTGTGCCTAGATTTGGATGACCGCATACGAGTGCCTAAAGCAGTGGAACAGAATATAGGAAGCAAGTAGATGAAGGGATGAGAAAGGAAAACGTAATCGGTTGAATATGAGCAAAAGTTCCGTTTTTTGCTGAGATAAGGTAAAGCAAAAATGGACAGGATATTGCAGGTATTCAGTTACCAGAATGTTAGCTGCCCAGTTACCCGAGCCGAATAGGTAACAGACTGAACAATGAAGAAGCTGTCACAGAGGCTGTTATTTACTATATGTCAGCATTTTGCATATCAAAGGACGCTTATAAAATAGGTAATTTTGCCATTAAAAAATAAGCGTATGAAAGTAGAAAAATTCAAGGTGTTGCTCTACCTGAAAAAGAGCGGTCTTGATAAATTCGGAAAGGCTCCGATAATGGGGCGAATAACGGTAAATAACACGATGGCGCAATTTAGCTGCAAGCTGTCATGTACTCCGGAGTTATGGAATCCAAGAGAAAGCCGACTGAATGGAAAGAGTAAAGAGGCCGTTGATATTAATGCGAAAATTGACCGGCTCTTGCTTTCGGTCAATTCTGCATTTGATTCACTTGTTGAACGTAAGATTGATTTTGATGCGGTAGCTGTAAAAGAGCTTTTGCAGGGAAGTGTGGAAACCCAGATGACTTTGTTGAAACGGCTTGATATGCATATAGAGGATATGCGTTCAAGAATCGGTATTGATGTGGCAAAAACTTCTATGTCAACATATGTTTACACCCGCAGGTATCTTGGCGAATATATTCAAAAACGATTTAAGACATGTGATGTCGCTTTTGGGCAATTGAATGAACATATACCTTGGGAGTTTCAGGATTATATACTGAAGGACAAGGGACTTGCGGTAGATACGGCAAGACATTATCTGGCCATCCTGAAGAAAATTTGCCGGATGGCATTCAAGGAAGGGCATGCAGAGAAGCGTTATTTTGTGAATTTCAAACTACCCCAAGAGCACCGTAAACCACCACGGGCTTTGACCCGCGAAGATTTTGAGAAGATCCGTGATGTCGTAATACCACCAGAAAGAGTCACCCATAACATAGCCAGAGATTTATTCCTCTTCGCCTGTTATACAGGAGTCCCCTATGCGGATGCGGTTTCAATTACCCGAGAGAATATATATAAGGATGATAAGGGCGATTTGTGGTTAAAGTATCTGAGAAAGAAAAATGATTATCAGGCACGCGTCAAATTGCTGCCGGAGGCTATCGCTCTAATAGAAAAATATCGTTCGGATGAAAGGGAAGAGCTTTTCCCGATGATACACCATCCCAATATGCGACGGCACATGAAAGGTTTGCGTGATTTGGCTGGCATAAGCTGTGATTTGGTCTATCACATGGGAAGACATACCTTCGGAAGTTTGATAACCCTTGAGGCCGGTGTGCCTATTGAAACAATCAGCAAAATGTTGGGCCATACCAATCTGACCACGACACAGCTTTATGCAAGGGTAACTCCTAAAAAACTTTTCGAGGATATGGACAAATTCATCGAGGCAACGAGTGATATGAAGTTGGTATTATAAAATCAAAAAAGAAAGAATCATGAGAAGTACATATAAGCAACTGTATTATATAAACCGCAGTAAAGTCAAATCTGACGGGACCACATCAATCATGTGTCGTATTACAATAGACGGAAAGGCTGTTGCATTATCAACCGGGTTATATTGCCAGCCGGAAGAGTGGAACAGCAAGAAAGGAGAAGTCAAAAACAACAGACTGAATGGAATGCTTTGTGAATATAAGAAACGCGTAGATGAAACTTATGCTGAACTGTTGAAAGTAAACGGTGTTATCAGTGCTGAACTGCTGAAAACAGCCATGACAGGAACTGCCGACATCCCGAAGTATATATTACAAGCAGGGGAAGTGGAACGGGAAAATCTGAAAATCCGTTCTATTCAAATAGATTCAACTTCCAGTTACAGGCAATCAAAAATGTATCATTACTATCTTGGTGAATACATCCGTTCTCTGGGCAAAGAGGACGTGCTTTTTACAGATATTACCGAAGAGTTTGGCATCAATTATATTTTATATCTGAAAACAAATTACCCTCATAAGCCATCATACCGGAACCATTGTCTTTGTTGGCTGAAACGTTTGGTCTATCTAGCTGTAGATAACGGAATCTTGAGGTATAATCCTTTGGATGATATAAAATATGAAAAGAAGGCACCTGCAAAGCTTATGTATATAAGTAAGAATCAGCTTCAAGAGATAATGAGCAACCCGAAACCGGATCCACTACAGGAACTTGCAAGAAGAAGCTTTATATTTTCATGTTTTTGCGGTTTGGCTTATGTTGATGTACGTAATCTCTATCCGCATCATATAGGTACAACTGCAGAAGGCCGGAAATATATCAAAACATACCGCAAGAAAACAAGCGTTGAGTCTTTTATACCGTTGCATCCGGTAGCGGAGCAGATAATTTCCTTGTATAATACGACAGATGACAGTAAGCCTATCTTCCCGTTGCCAAGACGTGACATGATTTGGTTTGAAATACATGAGCTGGGATTTTCTCTTCAATTCAAGCATAACCTGTCATACCATCAAAGCCGTCACACCTTTGGTACACTAATGGTTTCTGCCGGGGTTCCCATGGAAAGCATATCAAAGATGATGGGACATACAAATATCAGAACTACACAAGGATACGCAAAAGTTACAGATGACAAGATTTCGGAGGATATGGATAGACTGATAAAAAATAGAATTGATACAAAGATATTTACTCGGTAATATGAAAATCCGTATATTTGTGATAATCAACATTAAAGCGTAATATTTATGGATAAAAAGGTATATTATATAAATATGCATAACAATATTAATAAATTAGCAGCATATAATATTAATATTGAAGGCGATTATTTATGTCCTTTGTGTTTGAAAGCCTATAAAGAACAGGATGTTAGGAATGTACTTACAGAAGAGGATGTTCCGCAGCATTCTTTAGGAGGGAAACGTATAGTTCTTACTTGTAAGAACTGTAATAGTACTTGCGGTTCAGAAATAGATATTCATTTATTAAATGCAATAAAATTGAGAGAACAACATTTATTCCTTCCTGATGAAAAAAGGAAAATACATATTGAAAAGAATGGTAAAATATTAAATGCAGATCTTCAAGTTGATGAAGATAGAACAATCAAATTGTTGGTTAATACCAAAAAGAACAATCCGAAAGTATGGGCTGATTTTCATGATAACATATTACTACCTAATGAATTAGTTAATATTGAAGATTGGCCTTTAAAAAGAGATGAACGTAGAATTTCAGCTGCTCTAATTAAAAATGCTTATTTATTACTTTTTGCAAGAACTGGTTATTCTTTTTTATATGATACATATTATGATGATTTAAGAAAACAAATTTTAGATCCAGATGTATTTCATCTCCCTGATAGATTATGGACTATACAAAATATTTCAATTCCAGATGGCATATATTTGACACAGGATAATAAATATCGTGGATTTTTTGTAATATATACGCTTGAGCTTAAATTTAAATATCGTGTATGTGTTTTAATACCTACTCCTATGATACCATATTTAGCAGTAGCAAAAGAATTAGAAAAAATAGACGCATATAGTCGAATAAAAATATTGAGTTTGCCAGATCTTGATTATTTAAATAATGATGAGGCCATTAAAAGATTAAGAGAATGGTGTTATGGTTGGAGAATGAAATTATAATAATTATAACTTGTCAGTCGCCCGTTCCATCTGCCGTCCATAGAAGTTAGTACAGACTCTATTGAAAGCGAAAAGGTCAGGCGGCTTTGCCGTTTCGGGCAGAATCTTCCTCTTACAGAGCGTATTCAGCCCGAAAACCTTTTCCCTTTCACGTCTGTACAATGGAAGCCGACGGCAGCGGAAACAAGCGACTGACGGAAAAGTCAGAATAAAAAGACAAAAACAGTATATGGATTTGTTCAAATAAGGTCCAATTCTATATGCTGTTTTTTATCATTTTGGAAGGCTATTTTATAGAAACACAAATAAAATGGGCAGGCGGTAAACTGCGCTCCCTCCAGAAAAATCAATTAGATTTTTTAATTATTTGCAAATCGCCTTATATGTAAGCGCTTTTGTGACGCTTCATCATTCATTTGTGTCTTAATGGCTGTAGTATATATTTTACTTTGACGAAACAATATCATCATTATTTCATTAGTGTCCCGTTAAAATCGGG